ACAGTCGAAAATTTCACAATACTATAGAAGAAAATTACTTAGACAAGCATATAGAAAATTACCAAAAAAACTTAGATCATTAAGAACTGAAACAAGAAGACTACAAAAAATTCCTGGTAAAATTTCTGCAGGAATTAAATCTTCTGCTGCCAATAGAATTACTCGTATACTCCCTAAAAAAGTATCAAACTTTACTAATAATTTGAGAGCATCTAGAGCAGCAGCTCAGGGGATGGGTGGTGTGTCGAAGTTAAAAGGTGTTGGTAGAAACATTCCTGGAATAAGACAAGCACTTTCTGCGTTAGAATATTCTGAAAGGAAATCGGCTGGACAATCTGAGGTTCAGGCAATTGCAGGAGTGGGTGGATCACTCGCTGGGGCAGCCGCAGGAGCCGCTCTAGGCACGATGTTATTCCCTGGGGTGGGGACGGTAGCTGGTCTGTTGATCGGGGCTGCATTCAGCGCCGCAGGCAGTATGGCGGGGTCTAAAATTGCAGACATATCAACTGGAGCAGATAAAATAAATGGGGAGCATGAAGTTGGCGGACTAACCAAACCAGGAACAGCTATACTTCATGGCACAGAAGCAATCGTGGATCAAAATATTGCTAATATGCAACCAGTAGATCCAGTTGGTGGAACTATTCTTGCTGCAACAACTCAATACATTAATAAACTTGGACCAATTGGTGCTCCTATTGCTCCTATGTTTGAGCAAGTAGCTGCTCCATTAGCAAAAGTATATGATGTACCAAGTACTTTGGTGCAAGCTAATGTGGGTGGTTCTTTACCATCACTTCAGTCTACTATAAAAAAAGTTAGAGATAAAAAAAAGAAAACTCCCGAAGAAAAGTTGGGAGCAATCGAAAAAGATCTTTTAGAAACTAAAGATCCAGAGTCTTTTGCTGATAAACTTTTGAAGATGCTTGATCCAGAAGGAAAGTTCCAACAATTACTTAAAAATATAAATGCTACTACCACACCAACAATAGATGGCGATTCTCTTATGGCTGAAGGTGGTTACGCAGTGGAAGCATCCGATGTAGGAGATAAATTTGGTGACAGAGGAGGAAAACATAGAGGTATTGATATTGCAAGCAGTAGATTTACAATGGGTACACCTATCTCAATTATCAAACCAGGAACTGTAGTTGATGTTGGGAGACTTTCACAAGGATCTGGTGATCCAGGTGGATGGGGAAATTTTGTAGTTGTTAAACATGATGATGGATTATATTCTTTGTATGGTCACTTAAGTGAAATTAATGCCGCAAAAGGACAAAGATTGGAACCATCATCTGCTGGAGTCTTTCCAGTAATTGGTAAAATAGGAAGCACTGGAAGATCTACTGGAGCACATTTGCATTTGGAAGTTGGTACAGGATGGTCTGGAGGAGTTTTAACTGGGCATATGAATCCTTTACCTATTGTTAATCAATTATTACGTGGTGGAGGAAATGTTAAAAAAATTGATAGACCAACGGGAACTCCAGTAAAAGTAGAAGGTCTTGGTCAACAAGGAATTATGGGAAATAAAAATCTTGGACAGGTTTCTGGTGTTGGTAATAAAGGATATTTGATTGTCCCTGGACATGGAGCAGGTGGTGGTGCTCCAGAAGAAAAACGTTTAGTGCAAATGTTAGCACAAAATGCGTACACAAATTTAAAAGCAAAGCATCCAAATGCAAATATTCAATATGTAAATCCAGATACTATGTTTGGTGATGATGATGCTGGCTGGAACAAGCAAAAAGAATGGTATAAACAAAAAGAAAAAGAAGGTTGGGAAATTTTAGAAGTGCATATGGATGCTTCAATGGAATCCAAACAAGGTAAAGGAAGAGGTGTAATTACTTCTAAAGCAGAATTAAACCCAGTTGAAAAATATTTTGGTGAAAATTATGGAGCATTTGATAGAGGATTTAGAGATCTTGCTCTTCCTAATAGAGGAGGAAGTATTTTTGAATTGGGTAATATGTCTCCTGAATTACAACAATTAGTTAAATCTGGGAAAGTATCTAAAGAACAATTGAATGCTTTAACTGCGCCATTTGAAAGTTCTATTGCTGCTGGATTAAACTTACAACAATCAATAGCTCCACCAACTCAAAGGCAGCCAGCTCAATCTAAGTATTACTTGAGACAAGGTGCAGATAAAAAAACAGATACTCAAATTATTATGATACCCGCTAGTAGTAATGCAGGCAAGGCACTTGAAAAGAATGCAACTACAGAAGGTGTTAGGTTTAGTTATAATAAAAATTATAATACGTTCGACACTTCGGAAATACCTTCTTCCACAAGGGCACTTGTGCTGCGTCGTTTAGGTCTTAACTAAATATCAACATAGGAAAGTAATCTAATGGCAGCAGGAACAGAAACAGCTATAGATACTAGGCAATATAATGGAACCAATTATGTTGGTAACATTGTAGAGAAAATTTTATTAGCTAGACAGTTAGCTAAAAACGAAAGACAATTTGCTGCTAAACAAGCAGAGCAAGCGGGCACATCATTAGAAGAAGCTGGTATTAAAAGGGGGCACTTTTTCAGAAGAGCTTTAGCAGGACAATTTGGTGGTAATTATATTGATAAGAAGAAAGAACAACTTAAAAATGTAAATAAAAAATATAAAATAGCAAAACGTATAGGTAAAAATCCAAGATCAACTTTAAAATTTATTAAACCTTTACTAGGAAGGAAGGTATCGTCAGCTCAAACAAAAATGTTTAGAGCAAAATTTGATTATGGTTATCAGGATAATATTAATAGACCTACACCCCAGAGTCCAATCGTTGGATCTAGAGTAAAGAAGATACAAAAAGCGACTGGTGGCAGAAGTAAAAGAGTTAGTAAAGAAGAGATACTATCTACTCTAACTGATATTGTAGATTCTCTAAACAAGACAGCAGAATCTATTGGGAAAACTACAGCGGGAATTTCTGCTGGAATTGTTAGTGCTGCTAAAGCGCAAGTAGAATTAGTAGAACAATTAAAATTAAGAAATACAACGTTAGAAGATAAGCTTGATCAAATTGCTACTGCTATTTCAAATCAAACACAATCACAAAAACGTACAGTAGCAAAGATTACTGCTAAAAAACAAGAAGATAAATTAGAAGCAATTAAAGATATTGCTAAGACAGAAGTTCCTGATGACACTCAAACGGAGATTAATGAAACAATATTATCTCAATTATCAGAAAATGTTGAGCCAACTACTAATATTATCAATGCTCCAACAATAGAAAGACCTGCTGGTGGGTATCCTTCTTTCTCTAGCATAGCAAAGCCAGGAATGGATATACCACAAGCAGAAACTGGTGGTATTATTTCTGGTCCCGACAGTGGCTATCTTGCCAAGCTTCATGGCAATGAAATGGTAATCCCCCTTGACAATAATTATACACAGGGAGAACCTAGTGCTATGGATGGCAAGGTAAGACCTAAGCCAAAGAAATTACCTACTTACGAAAAAGGTACACCGAAGTCTTCTGTTGGAGGACGATTTGGATTTGGTATTACTAATATGACAGGAATTGCTTCTGGTGGAACAACGCAATCATCAGCAATGGCACAACCATTAGTAGATGCTATGTCACTACCAATGATGGCTGCTGGCGGTTCTATTTTAGCTGCTGTTTCTAGACTCACTAGTAGCCTAGGAAGCGAAGGAGAAAATATTGCTCCAGAGATAGAAAAAATATCAAGACCAATAGCAGATGTATTTGGACTGCCTCAATCAATTGTAAACAAAACTAAACCAAGTGTCACTGGTAAGCCAGGTGAAGGAAAAGATACTGAAGAAGATGGAGAATCTAAAAAAGATTTGCTAGCTAAAATGATGGATGGTTTTGGTTCATTCCTTAATAAACTTGGCGAAAGTATTAATACCACACCACCTCCACCACCAGGAGGAACAGCACAACCAGCAGATATTACTGGAAATGAAAAAGAATTATTAAAAAGATTGATGATTGCCGAAGCTGGTGGTGAAGGAATAGAAGGTATGGCTATGGTTGGTCAATCCGTTTTAAATAGAGCTTCTCTTATTCAATCTGGAACTGTTGGTGCAGGACAATTTAATGCCGCCAGTGGTAGTGTAACTGATGTTATTCAAGGTAAAAATCAGTATCAACCATATGCAGAAGGAAAACTTAATAGAGCTTTGTCTGCTGAAGAAAATGCTAGAGCAGAAGAAGCTTATAATTTATTGATGAATATGCCAGAATTTAAAAAAAGAATTAAACAGGCATTTAATTTATCTGACAGACAAGTTCAATTAGGTGCTGCCTCTACTGGATTTAGAAATTATGATGCTGGTGCTGGTACTGATACATCTCAGCAAGTAAATGAATTTAGAGCAGGAAGACATACATTTAATACTGCAGGAAACGTTGGATTGAGAACAGCATCTTCTGATGTTAAAGTTGCTCAACCAACTACTACTCAACAAACTTCGCCTGGAACTGCAACACAATTGGGTCAAGCAATCACAAATAATTATGGATTGCAAGTGGGAGAAGAAAGACAATTTACTCACCCACAATATGGCGTAATTAAAGCACATAAAACTACAAAAGGTTTTGATTTTTATAGGGGTGCTGAAAAACTTAACATGGCTCCTTCAAAACCACAAGCAAAAAGTATTGTGGAGTATTTTGAATCAACCAATGGAGGTAGAGTTACTACTGGAATCGGTCCTCAAGCATCCATTGCTCCTCCACCAGGAGCAAACAAACAAGTGCAAACAGAAGCTATCGCTCAAGAGATAGATAGTAAAGCAGGTAGTGCAAATTTTGTTGCCATGATGATGCCAGGACAAACACCTAAGATGGCATCAACTTCACTACCTTCAACTGCAGAATCTACTGCTGCATCTCCAGGCACTAATCCTATTTTAAATTCTGGTTTATTCAATTCAGATATAATGGCTACCTAATATGTCAGAAAAAACACCATACGCTTCTAGTTTTATATTAAAAAAAGCAAATATAACTGATGTAAAAGGATCTAAAACAGTTGATATCACTGATTTAGTTGTCAGATTTGATTACTTCGAAAATATTTCACTGCCTACTGTGTCCGCTAAGCTAACTTTGGTTGATGCTGGAGCAAACTTGATTGCAAATTTACCTATACAAGGATTTGAAAAGGTAGATCTTGTCATCGAAGCATCAGATGAGCAGACATATCAATATAAAATGAGAGTATATAAAATTGGAAGTAGATTTACTGGCGATAGATTTCAAACTTATTCGCTAGGTTTGATTTCTGAAGAAGCATTATTGAATGAAGGTGTTCGTGTAGCAAAAACATTAAAAGGAAAGCCAGATAAAATTGTATCAGATTTACTTAAGCAGTATTTAAAAACCAATAAAGATGTCATAGTTGATCCATCTGTCTATAATATTATCTTTAACCCAGGAAAAAAATCTCCATTTAGTATTATTGATAGCATCAAATTAAAATCTGTACCTCGTGGAGGAAATGTAGAACCAAAAACTAATAAAAATAAATCTAAATTTAATACAGGTGGCAATAAAACAGATGTAACTTCTTCTGTTCCACCAATATCAAATTCAGATTACACGAAAACAAAAGGCACTAGTGGCTATATGTTTTTCGAAAATCGTAGAGGATTTATTTTTAAATCAATTGATACATTATGTTCCGCAGACAAATACAATGGATCCCCTGCAGTAGCTACGTACATACAGGAAAATAATGACATTGGTGGTCCACCAAATAGAAAAATTATTGACATTGATTTTGTTGAAGAAATTGACATTATGACAAAGTTAAGAATGGGAGCATTCTCATCGTTAATTTGTTTTTATAATTACAGCACAGGAAGATACGAAGAATATGTTTATTCTCTTGCTGATTCGTATGATAGCATGGGTCATTCTGGATCACAAAAAGGATTGCCTTATGGCCAAAAAGAATTATCTAAGTATCCCACTCGCATAATGAGTGCTCTTATAGATCATGAAACTTGGTATGATGGTATTGATATAGCGTCACC